TAAATTAACTATTAAAGAAATTAACAGTTATCTTAATGAACATAACCCAAAAGTTTTAGTTAAGTCTGATGCTTTTGATAGCTACACTATTGATTTAGCAAGTGTAGTTTTTAGAAATGGAGTTTCTCAATTTGCTAAAGATGTTTTTTTTGCTTATGAAAACACTTATGTAAATAATACTTTTTACACTAAAGAAGCTACTGGGTGGAATGATGGGCATGAAAATGCAGATTATGATGATATTGAGTGTGTTAAAATTGAACACGATTGTTGGTTGACTGAGGTTAAGACTGAGCAGAAGATTATATCACGAAGTGATTTAGATGCTATAAACAAAGCATCTGGTGATTTAGATGCTATAAACAACATAGTAAAAGTAACAGACAAAAAGGAGGTTGCGTAATGAAAAAAGATATTAAGAAATTACAAAATGGGGTTGCCACGTTAGAGTGGCAGCCTAGCAGTGTACACAAAAATTGGAAAGTTACACTAGACTTAAAAACTAGTGATAAAATGGAAGTGTGCTTTTATAACCATGATGAAGGAATGAGAAAGCTACAATCCATTCCTTATACAATAAGGTAATAATATGAAAGAATTAACAGAAGTACAAAAAGAAAAAACGATTACAGATTTATACAGAATTGTATTAACTAAAAACTCTGTATATTTATGGGAGCAAGAAAAAGGAGAATCTATTTTATTAATGGCTAGTTCAGATATTCTTTTATTACAAAAAAGCTATTACAGTTTTATAGGTTTTATAGAAAGCAATGCAGATACAGAAGATACTAAGAATAAATTAATAGGCAGTTACATAGATCATTTCTGTCGCAACAAATCACAATAGGGAGGATGATATGTTAAGTAATCTAATTTATATTTATAATAGTTACCAAGCAGCACTTGCAGGTCAAGGAGATGCTAACCCAGAATATTGGGAAAACAAATGGGAAGAAGTATGTAAGAAATATAATTGTTGCCCAGAAGATACCGCAGTAGATATAGCGGAAGAGTTACACAATAGATCAGGTGGCCACTAATGTATATAGTGATTAGTATTTATGCACTTAATGCAATAGTTTGGTTTTATTTATTTTTAATTTCAATGTAGGAGAAAGTTATGTTTTCAGATTTATATGAACAAGTTTTAATAGCACAAGATGCAGTAATAGAATTAATGGAGCAAAAAATTGAACTTCAAAAACATTTAAATAGTACGGATGAAAGAATTATTAAATGGGAAAAAAAAGTTAAAGAATTAAAAAACAAAATAGATAATATTGAAGAAGATATTGCAAAGGAATCAGGTTATGAAAAAGAAGATAATACAATTCAAATTACAAAAAAAAAATAGAGTTAATATGTTAGTTAATCCTATTGAGATACCAGTAACAACTAAAAGAAATAAATTAATACCACTATTGACTTTAAACTATTTTAAAAAGAAAGGTAAAAAAGATGATTAGAAAATTTACTATTAATGGTACAGAAGTTGAGATTAGTTTTAATGCCAAAACCCATAGATATACTATTACTATAAATGGAGTTAAAAACCATTCACCTAGTGTTTCTACTATACTCAAATTGGGAGACACGTTTGGTATAGCAAGTGCAGCTGGACGCAAAAACTATCAAGACACTTTACATGAGGTATTATGTGTAGGTGAAGGAACTGAGTTCAGAGACAAAGACGAACTATTAGAAAAACTTATTTTGATAAAAAAAGAAGCTGCTAATAAGTGGTTGCAATCCGCTAACTTAGGTACGTTGTGTCATGAATTTTGGGAAAATATACCTAAAGGCATTATACAATATGATGAGGATAAAAAAATTCAACGATTACAATATGCTCTTTATAACTACCATTTAAAAAATGTAACTAAAACTAATTACACAGAACGATTAGTTTATAATGACAATTTAGGTACACCTTATGCAGGGATGTTTGACGCAGACCTTGAGATAAGAGGTGAAAGAGTATTAATGGATTTAAAAACATATACTAAAAAATCTAATACTTCTACATGGCCAATTCAATTAAGTGCATACAACCATGCTCATACTTTAGAATTAGGAATAGAGCCTTTGCCTAGAGTTATTATAGCAATAGATAAAGACACAGAAGAGGTCAAAGAGTTTTGGTACAGAGATAGCCAAGAGAAACATTTGGAGGTATTTAAAAGTTACCTTCACATTAGTCAGTTCTTAAAGGAAAAGAATTGATGCTAGAGCTTAATATTAACATGGGATTGTTTTTGGTGAGTTAAGCTCCACCTGTTTGCAATCCCACCCATTTTATAGGAGATAAACATGGAATTACATATAACAGAAGTTAAACCACCAAGAGAAGGAAAGAAAGCATATATTGTAAAAGCAAGTAATGGAGTAGATTATTTTTGTAGTAAGGGTGGCGGTGCATTAAGACCTGACACAACGATAACTGCTGAAGTAACTGTACAAGAATATAGCGGTAAAACTTATAACTGGATAAAATCTTACACACCTAGTAATGATGTGGAAAAGATCAAACAAGTTTTTCCTGACAGTAAAGTAGTAAGTAACAGCAATGGTTATAGCCAGTTACAAACTACAGCTAAAGACTTACAAAGTTTACTGCCTAATAATCAATATATGATTGTGCTACAAACTATTTTAAAGACAGGCACTAAACCAGAAGATTGGGATATAGCTCTTAGATGGTATTTTGATAATTTAAAAGCTGGTGTATTAGAAACAGATAAAAGATTAAATGGTGGTCAGGAAGTTTTTTAATGGCCAAAAGATACACTAATAAAAAGCACGTTGAATGGGTGAGCAATTTAGACTGTTGTATAGCAGATCATTTTAATAGGTTAAGACAAAATGGCACTATGCCTAAAGACAGACCTAGATGTAGTGATTATAACATTCAAGCTCACCATCTTTTAAAACCTATCTTTAGCTCAAGAGGAATGAGTTTAAGAGCAGGTGATAAAGATGTTATTCCATTGTGCTACAGCTGCCATAGTAGTTTACATAACATGGGAAATGAATTTAAATTTTTTGAAAAAATGGTTTGTAATACTAGATTTGGTATGGCTACCGCAGAAAGATTATGGAATGAATCACCCCACAATAAAGGAGATAAAAATGAAACTAACACAAAATCAATTAATACTAGAACACTTAAAAGAACATAAAACTATCAACCCAATACAGGCCTTAGAGTTATTTTCCTGCTTTAGATTAGGAGCTAGGATATATAATTTAAAACAAGATGGTTACCAAATAGAAACCAAAAGAAAGAAAAATAATAAGTATGGTAATTATTATGCAGAATATCATTACAAAGGTGATGGTAAACAAATGGATATAGAAGATGCTATAAAAGGGAGTAATTAATATGAGTATTACAAAATCTTATGACCATAGTTATTATTATTTACAACAAGCTAAAAAATTAGCTAATTGTAATGATAAAGAATGGGATAATTTATCTAAAGTAATTAGAGATAATTATGAAAAATTAGTTAGAGATAAAGAAAATGTTAAATAATTATAAAGTTTTACAAATAAAACCAGATGAAACACATTTATGGTTAACTCAAAAACATTACGCAAAAAGAGTACCTAATATTATGTATGCTTTTGGACTATACAAATTAAACAATTTAGTTGGTGTTATTACTTATGGTAAACCAGCTAGTAATTCATTATGTATAGGAGTATGTGGTAAAGATAATGCTAAATATGTGATTGAATTAAATAGATTATGTTTATTAAATAATAACAGGAATGAAGCATCATATTTTATTGGAAAAAGTTTAAAATTATTATTAAAACCTAAAATTGTTGTCTCTTATGCTGATACAAGTATGAATCATAATGGATATATTTATCAAGCAACTAATTTTATATATACAGGTTTATCTGCTAAAAGAACTGATGTAGATACTGGTAATAAGCACTCAAGGCATTATAAAAAATTTGATATTACTAAAAGAAAAATTAGGTCAAGAAAGCATAGATATATATTTTTTGTTGCTGATAAAAAAACTAAAAAATTATTTAATTCACAATTAAATTATAAAATTTTATCTTATCCTAAAAATATAACTAAAAAATATGATTCTGGAGAAAGGGTTAATTCACAACTAATTATGAGTTTAACATGATAACTAGAGAATGGTTATTAAGTAGACCACATAGCGGTAAGTATAAATGTCCTGTGTGCAGCCATACTAGAAAGAATAAGCACGATAGATGTTTAAGTGTAACGATTAAAACAGAAGGTGTGGTGTGTTATTGCCATCACTGTAATTACTCAAAAGGAGAATATTATGATAAGTGGGAATGTAATAAACTGGGCGGAGAAAAGAGGAATAAACAAGGAAGCTCTGCAACAGTTAAAAGTAAGAAGTGGTCTGGCCCAGTATGGTGATAGAAAATTAGAATCTATTATTTTTGATTACTACAACACAGATAATGAAGTAGTTAATTATAAAGCAAGAGCCATACAAGAAAAAACATTTAAGCAGCTATTAAATGGCGAATCTGCGTTTTATAATCTAAATAATGTGTTAGCTAATAAGAATTTAGAAAACACTACCATATACATCTGTGAAGGAGAGATGGATGTTGCTGCTATGTTAATGGGTGGATATGATCTAAACCAATTATTATCTGTACCGACAGGAGCAACTGCTAAAGCAAGTGATGACCCATCAGAGTTAAAAAAATACAGATATGTTTTAGATGGATTAGAAAAGGGATTAGATAAGGTTAAGTGTTTTGTGTTACTAACAGACAATGATGAGCCTGGTCTAGCTCTACGACAAGATTTAGTGGCTTTATTAGGTTCTGGCAGGTGTAAGTATTATAATTACCCAGATAATATTAAAGATGCTAATGATGCTTTATTAGAATGGGGTAAAGAATTTAAATATATGATTGAGGAAGATATTACTCCTTTTCCCATTGAAGGTGTATATAATATAGAAGAGATACCAGACCCTCCAAAGGTAAAATTATATAATATTAATATGCAAGGATGGGAAGATAAGTTTTATTTAGGAGCAGGGATGTTAAGTTTATTTCTTGGATATCCAGGTGGTGGTAAGACTAGCTTTGCTATACAAATGTGGACTAATATTGCCAAGCATTACAAATGTAATATAGGAATGTTTAGCGGTGAGACTAGAATTAAACCATATGTAGTAAGAGCAATAAGACAATTTTATCATAATAAATTAGAGATAGAACAAACAGATGCAGAAAAGCAAGAAGCAGATAATTTTATTAGAGATAGATTTGTATTCTTAAACCATCCCAACAATACACCATCATTTGAATGGACTGTAGATAGAATAAAAGATATGAAAGCACGATATAATATTAGTGCATTTATACTAGACCCTTGGAACAAATTAGAAGCACCAGATTTTGGCAAAGGTAGTGAAACACAATGGATAGGAAGATGCTTAGATTATTTAACTTCATTAGTAAAAGTTTTAGATATACATATAATGATTTTAGTGCATCCTGCCAAACCAGATAGCAAGGCACAACACGCACCGCCTACTCCATATAGTGCAGCTGGTTCAGCACATTGGAATAATAAAGCAGATCATATATTTAGTGTTTGGAGACCTAAATTTGAAAATGATGATGGTAGTAGATGTACAGAATCTGTTTTTTCTATATCCAAAACTAGGTATGAGGAACTAGGTTACCCTAGAGTATTAGATATGATGCTTAATTTAGACACAGGTTGTTTTGAATCATATGTTAAAGATAAACCTGTTAAGAAAAGAAAAGTTGTTAAACATTGGAATGATTTAGATGACTAGGAGGTCAACATGGAGTTTTTAATTATGTATACAATAATTTATACCTTTATAGGTTTACAGAACTCAGGAATATTATAGTGGGTAAATTTGTTATTAACTATGTAATGGAGTTTGAAAAAAGACCTAGCAAACATGAAGTAGAAGGAAGGTTATGGAATTTATTAGCTAAAGGTTTTGTTTTAAGAACAGTAGAAGAAAACGATTATTATGTAACTAGAAAAGAAGTAAAGGAGAAAAAATAGTGCCTAAAATAGCAACATTAGATGATTACAAAGTAACTACAGCTCATGGAAAATTACTTTATAATATTGGTAAAAAAAATAATTTAACCATTCAAGATTTAGCTAAAGAACTATCTTGTTCTGTAGTTTATATAAGGTCTATCTTAAAAGGAGATTTTATTTTATCTTCTGATAAATCAATGTTACTTAGAAAAAAATATGAAAGAGAGAATATATGAAATGGTTAAAAGAAAACCAATAAAAAAAGATAATACCAGTAGTCACTGGAAGAAACTTATACATTTAAAAATGTGTAGCTTTTGTGATAATGCAGCAGTTCATTATCATAAGTTAAAATATTACTGCAAAGAATGTTATGAAAAATTAATTAAGGAGATAAAATGATATTAGAATATATTGCCAAGAAAAATAAATTAAGTAAATCTGATATAGCAAAAGATTTAGATATATCAGAATCAATGGTAACTTTATTATTTCAAGGTAAAAGAAACCCAAGCATAAAACTTATTAAAAGAATAAAGAATACTTACAATATTTCTTTAAATAAAATTATGGAGGATTTATGAACTGTTATAATTGCAATACAAAATTAATATGGGGTGGTGATCATGATATAGATGATAGTTTTCAAGTAGATGACGAAGTAAAAGATTATAACATGACTACTAATTTAAGTTGCCCTAAATGTGAAGCACTTGTCTTGATTTACCATAAAAAACCTACTTGTATACAGGAGGAAGTATGAAAGAGAAACTATTTTATTTTCCATTTTATCCATCAGATTGGTTAGCAGATACCTCTATATTAAATTTAGAGGAGAAAGGTGCTTACATTACATTAATTGCTACAATGTATCTCCAGAAGGATTGTAGCCTGTTTAAAAGGCATATACCGAACATATTAGGGGTAACGGATGAAAGAAAGTTTAATAAACTAATGCAGAATATTATACCGCTATTAATAGATGATGGTGAAAAGTATACACAGAAAAGAATAAAAGAAATTAAGAATAAGATAGAAGGCATTGTAGAAAAGAAACGACAAGCTGGTATAGCATCTGGTGTAGCTAAAAGAAGAAAGTTAAACATAGTAACTACTAAAAACTACACTAAAAAGATAGATAAATTTAGTGATGTAAGTGCAATAGATAAAGCTAGAAATACTTTAAATAATAATTAATTTATTACTTGACTATTAGTCAAATGTATGTAATCATGTTTACATGATAAACAAAACAAAGGAGCTTAAAATGGCTAAAACAAACATAGTAAGAATAGAAACTCATAAATCAGTAGGTAGCGATATTATCAATATGATTGATATAATAGTAGTAGACCAAGAGGTAGAATTTAAAATGAAATCAGGAATTACTCATGATTTTAACAAAATCGTTAATGGCTCTTCTGCTATAAAGTCTTGGAAAAACATAGAAAAACATACAGCACAAAGAAAACAAACTTTTAGATTTATTATTGAAAATAATAGAATTGATAATTGTCAAATGATAAAAGTACAGAGCAGACCTAATAACTGGTCAAGTAGCATAAGCATCTCAGAAACTACAAAGAGAGGTAGAATAGCAAATAAAAATTCAGATGGCTCTTGGACAATGGCACATAAAGGTTCAATTAGCCATAGAATAAACTTTACAAAGAAAGATAAAAAAATGTTTAATGATATTGTAGAAGTAGCAGAAAAAAAATCTCAAGAAATGAAGGAGAGTGTTTAACAACACTATTTTAAAAGGAAATAGAAAATGCAAAACAATAAAGTAAAGGTAACAGGAATAACTGGTAAACTAGCACCAGAAATGGATATAAAAGATATTCAAGGTGGTTATGCTAAATTATATTTAGATATGGATTTATGGATATATAAACTTGTTATTTTTAAAGATGGTATTAAAAGTGTTAAAGAAATATTATTACCTTCAGTTGCTATAAAATTATTTAAAGATTTAAAGTGATTATAATAATTTTGTTATTAATTAAAAAAAAAATCATTAATGTCTAATCATGTAGGTGTAGTAGGAGATCGTATCACTGCTACACTTACTGTACGATTTGCTAAATACTTAGGTGAAACTGAATGGGGTTATTCTAAATTCATGGTATCGTTAAAAGATGCTGCTGATAATATTTATATCTATTATGGCTCACATTTTATTGCTGAAGCTACAGAAATAGTAACACTAAAAGCAACGATAACAGATCACAATATCTATGAAAATATTAAGCAAACTATTATTAAAAGACCTAAGATAATAGAGGTAAATTAACTACCCCTCAAAAGGGAATAACTCGCTGTGTGTTACCATTCATACCCAACCCTAACACTTATACCCAATACATATAATATTATACCCCTATAACAACTAACTAATTATACTAGCATTATAACTATACTTTTATATTTAACTTTAAATTCTATTATTGTTTAAACATAATCCCAGTTATGTACAGTTTATGTTAAGCATATGTACAAACACCTGTACCAATTCTGTTTAAGCTGTGTTGATACAATACTAATATATAAAGATAAATATATATACTAACACTAGTATGCCTGTATACCTTATTGTAATATATCTTATAGCTTTCATTCTTTTGTTTTATGTTAGGCAATAATAAAAATACATCTTTATCCTTCTACAAAAAAGGCCTGTGAAATAAAGCTACATAAACATTAAGACTTAGCGGTGTTACTTTCTATCTATAATCTATTAACAGTAACTATATAAGCATTTAAATAACTTTATATGGCATATAGGTATTATATTTATATGTATATATAACAATCAATAAGCTAGAAGTATTATATATGTATGTATAACCAAGTAGAAGGTTCATTAAATATTTTATTATTTGATTTTTTTTTTTAAAATCCGATGTGGGGGGTAGTCGGCTACTATCTATAGGCATATATCTCTTGTACATCTAACATAATACATTAGGCTTTACATAATATAAAAATATAAAAAAGGCTTTACATAAATTGTTATTTTATATATATGCTATTATATGAGTGATACAAAAAGCAATACAGGTCGCCCAGCTTTTGAAGTAACGGAAGAACTAGAAAGGCAAGTATCATTAGCAGTAGGGTTTGGCCTTAGTCATGTGCAGATAGGTAAGCTAGTAGACTGCGATCCTAAGACACTTAGAAAATATTTTAGAAGAGCTTTAGAAAGCGGCAAAGAAAGATTGACTATGGATATAGGTAGTCAGTTGTATAAGAAAGCAATGAATGGAGATACAATATCTGCAATATTTTTGGCTAAAACCAAAGGCGGTTTTAGAGAGACTGTCGAGCATGAAGGATTACCTAGTAATATAACAGTAAGTTTTAATTTAGATGATAAGAAACCAATTGAAGCTGAAGTAGTAAAGGAGAAACTAACACATGGCTAAAAGAGGATTATATTCTAATATTAACGCAAAAAGAAAACGTATAGCAGCAGGGTCTGGTGAAAAGATGCGTAAAGTAGGAAGTAAAGGTTCACCAGCCAAAGGTATCTTTAAGAAAATTGCAAATAAAATTAAAAAGAAAAAAACAATTAAAAAAAGGAGTACATAATGAATTACGGATATGGTAGCAGTAAAAAAATGACTAAGAAAAAACCTATGAAGAAAAAAACTAAAATAGTTATGACTAAGAAAAAAACAAAAAAGAAGATGGCATAATGAAAGGGGTAAAACATTATAAAAGAGATGGTTCTTTGTTTAAAGGCAATACACATAAAATGCCTAACGGAGATTTACACTCTGGTAAGACACATGGTAAAACCAGTGTTAAATTATTTCACTTTAAAGACTTATCTAAAACAGCAAAGAGTAAAGCTAAAAAGGCATGAGTATAGACTATAGGGGTGAAAGATTTTCTGGTTATAATAAACCAAAAAGAACTCCAAATAAAAATAAAAAATTTGCTGTATTAGCAAGAGCTAATGGACAAACAAAACTCATACGATTTGGCGACCCTAATATGAGAATAAAAAAAAGTAGTCCTGATAGAAGAAAAAGTTTTCGAGCTAGACATAAGTGCGACACATCTCCACCTTCTAAACTAACAGCTCGATACTGGTCGTGTAAGAAATGGTAGCCTGTTCCCTATGCACATAACTATTCCTTACACACCCAGACCACAACAAGCAGACTTACATAAAAATGATAAACGATTTAAGATTTGTGTATCACACAGACGTTGGGGTAAATCTGTGTATGCGATAACAGAAATATTACGTAAAGCATTAGAAATAAAAACAGAAAGAAAAGATGGTAGATACGCATACATTGCTCCGTACTACCGACAGGCAAAAGCTGTGGCTTGGGATTATTTATTATATTATACAAAAAACATTCCTGGTACTAAAGTTAACCAATCCGAACTACGAGTAGATTTAATAAATGGTAGTCGTATACGATTGTATGGTGCAGGAGATGACCCAGATGCCTTGAGAGGAATATTCTTAGATGGTTGTGTAATGGATGAGTATGCAGATATGTCTCCTAGAATGTGGTCAGAAGTTATAAGACCTGCCTTAACCGATAGAAAAGGGTGGGCAATATTTATTGGTACACCAAAAGGTAGAAATCAATTCTGGCAATTATATGAAGATGCTAAACATGAACCTGATTGGCATAGAGCTATCTATCGTGCAAGTGAAACAGGAGTAGTAGACCCTGTAGAATTAGAAGCTGCAAAAAAACAAATGGGTGAAGATGAGTTTATGCAAGAATTTGAGTGTTCATGGGCAGCTGCTATTAAAGGCTCATACTATGGTAATTTAATTATAGAAGCAGAACAAGAAGGACGAATTACAAAAGTAGAAAGAGACCCTAGCTTACCTGTTCATGTAGCATGGGATTTAGGAATATCTGATAGTTGTGCATTATGGTTTTTCCAAGTAACTATGGGCGAGATAAGAATATTTGATTATTATGAAAGTGCAGGAGTGGGATTAGACCACTATGTAAAAGTAATGGATGAGATGCAAATAGAATACTGGGGTGATGATTACCTACCACATGATGCTAAAGTACGAGAACTAGGTACAGGTAGAACTAGAGCAGAAACTTTAATCAATATGGGTAGACGACCTCGTATCGTACCAAACCATAAAGTTGATGATGGAATCAATGCTGTACGATTATTATTGCAAAATTGTTATTTTGATGTTAAGAGATGTGAAAATGGTATTAATGCTTTGAGGAATTATCAAAGAGAATGGGATGATGTTAAAAGAGTATTTAAAAGAAATCCTTTACATAATTGGGCATCACATGGTAGTGATAGTTTTAGGTACTTAGCTATGTCTTATAAAAATATAAAACCAAAAGAAAAAGAACCAGATATTATGAAAGAATTACTGCGTACTCCAACACTAGATGAAATGATGGATATGCACGATAGAGAACAACTTAGAAAACCAGAAAAAAGGATATAATATGCAAGTAGACCCTAGAATGTATGACAGACCCATGACAGAAGAAGAAAAAAGATTAATGATGATTCAAGGGTTAAGGCAAAATAACATGAGTATGGCAAATGCAGAACAAGATATGATGAATGACCCTTCTATGGAAGCAGATAGAACAAGAGGAGTTCCTATGCCTGATAGTATGAACCCTACATTAAGAAATGAACAACCTTATTCACCACCTGTAGAAAGAATAAGTCCTATGGGTAGGCCTATGACCCCACAAGAAATAGATGAAGAAATTATGAGATTACAAATGCTTAAACAGACTATGGGAACTTAATGGCAGAAACTAGAAAAGAAATGGAAGTAGTGCAAGGTACTGCACAATACTGGCAAATGGAATTAGAAAGTGCCGACCAAACTGAAAAAGATTGGAGAGACAGAGGAAGAGCTGTTGTAGCACGTTATAGAGACGATAGAAGTGCAGATAGCTTTGGTGCAGGGTTATATAAGCAGTTTAATATCTTATGGTCTAACACAGAAACCATGAAAGGTGCATTATTTGCTCGTATGCCTAAAGCAGATGTACGCAGAAGATACAATGACAATAATCCTATAACTAGACAAACAGCTATAGTGCTAGAAAGAGCATTACAATACGGAAATGAGGTATATTCAGCAGATAAACCAATAAAAGCTGCATTAGAGGACTATTTACTACCAGGAAGAGGTGTAGTTTGGGTAGTTTATGAACCTATTTTAATGAAAGAAACTATAAAAGTAGAATCTATGGATGAATTTGGCAATATGATAATGATTGACCAAGAAGAAGAAAGAATTGCAGATCAAAGGTGTTATTTTGAGTATGTAAATTGGGAAGATTATAGAGAAAGTCCAGCAAAAAGACCAGAAGATGTATATTGGAAGGCAAGAAGGCACTTACTTACAAGAGATGAGTTAATAGAAAAAGGCTTTAAAAATGCATCCAATATACCCCTAAATTGGTCTCCTGAACCATCAGAAGGCTATTCTGAAGAGTATTCTGAAGTATTTTCTAGGGCGGAAGTATGGGAAATATGGGATAAATACAAAGAAAAACGATATTACATATCAAAGGGTTATAACGAAATACTAGCAGAAGATGATGACCCTTATGGATTAGAAAAATTTTTTCCTTGTCCTGATTCACTAGTAGCAATAAGAACCAATGAAACTAGTGTTCCTATACCAGAATTTACATTATACCAAGATCAAGCAGATGAATTAGATAGAATTACAACTAGAATAAGTAATTTAATAGAAGGATTAAAAAGAAGGGGTATTTATGATGCTTCTGTACCAGAATTATCACATTTAGCAGACGCAGGAGATAATGATTTTGTACCTTCAGAAAATTTTGCACAATTAGCATCAAAAGGTGGGTTAGGTGCAGTATTTCAACAAGAAGATATAGCTCCTATTGCACAAGTTTTAGCTGGTTTATATCAACAAAGAAACCAGGTATTAGACACTATTTACCAAATAACAGGCATATCTGATCTTATCAGAGGTTCTACAAAAGCTAGTGAAACTGCTACAGCTCAGCAATTAAAAGCACAATTTGGTAGTATGCGTATGCGTAGAAAACAATCTGAAATAGCTGAATATATAAGAGATTTATTTAGAATTAAAGCTGAATTGATAGCAGAACATTATGAACCAGAAGTATTAGCAGCTATGACCGCACTTACTATTACACCAGAAATGATGCAAATATTAAGAGATGATAAACTTAGAAGCTACAGTATAGATATAGAATCAGATGCTACAATTTTTACAGATGAAGAAGAAGAGAAAAGAACTAGAATAGAGTTTTTATCTTCATTTGGTAGTTATTTAGAAAGAGCAGTAGGTATTGCAACTAAAGCTCCAGACCTTACCCCATTAGCATTTCAAGCATTAAGATTTTTAATGGGTGCTTGGAAAGTAGGTAGAAATTTTGAAGATGTAATAGATAGAACAGAAGCAACACTAATGCAACAAGCACAGGCAATGAAACAAGCTGGGCCACAACCTACAGAAGGTGAAAGAATAGCAGCACAGAAAATGCAAACAGAAATGGCTAAAGAACAATTAAAACAACAAGGTAAACTAGCAGATATACAATCAAGAGAAAGAACTGTAGGTAATAAAACATCTACAGAAGCACAAGCTAGTCAGGGTAGAATGGATGCAAAGAAAGAACTAGCATTATTACAAAGTGACATGAAAATAGCAGAAAAATTAAGTGAAGAGGCAGTAGATGAGTTACAATAAAAACTATGATAATATCCAATGGGGTAAAAGTAACTATAAGTTTGCTAAAGCAACAAAAAGAACAAAATCACATCAAGTTATGGGTGATATACAAGAATTTGTGTCTCCAATCGACAAGACTGTTATAGGCAGTCGTTCTCAAATAAAAGAACACGAAAGGAAACATAATGTTAGGCAAGTAGGTAACGATTATGTAGGCTCTACAAAACCTAAGTTTTGGGATAATATGATTAACAATAACAAAAGAGGATAATATGACACAAGAAAGCACTCCTAGTCAGGAATCAGCACCTAATACAACACCAGCATCTGCACCAACATTGGAAGCTGTATTAGAAGGTGCTATTAACCAAACTATAGATAAAGAACCTGAAACACCTAGCAATGATACACCAAAGGAAGAAATAGAAAACACTACTATTCCTGATGCTCCTAAACAAGTGGAGACAAATAATTCCGAAGAATCTAATTCTGAATCATTAGATCAGGTAGCTACTGAGAATGAACCAGAAACTCAAGATTCTACAGAAGAACCTTCTGAAAAAGTAGGGAGTGAGGATTCGAAAGAAACACCTCTTGAAGCTCCTAAGAACTGGTCAGAGGACGTAAAAGGCACGTTTAAGGATTTACCTCGTGAAGCACAGGAGTATATGTTAAAACGAGATAAAGAGATGACTGCTGATTACACTAGAAAGACACAAGAAGTAGCTCAACAACGCAAAAGTTATGAATCATTAGATAGAGTTATAGCTCCAATGAGACAGCAAATACAAGCAAGTGGTATAGGAGAAGCAGAATATGTTTCTAGGTTACTTAATGCTGATATTGCCCTCAGAAATAACCCTAAAATGGCCCTCAAACAATTAGCACAAGGTTATGGCATTGATCTTTCATCAATAGAAGAAACTGGGGATTGGAATGAATCTGAACCCCAAATCACCCAATTACAACAACAAAATCAGGCGATACTTGCTGAACTAAATCAGTTCAAACAGCAAAATCTACAATCGGCTAGACAGCAAACAGAAAATCAAATTTCTACTTTTGCACAATCAACTGATGCTAAGGGTAACTTAAAATATCCTCATTTTGAGCAATTAAGAGTTAAAATGGGTAATCTAATAGATGCAGGAGAAGCTAAAGGCTTAGAAGATGCTTATGCTAAATCTGTTCGATTAGATGATAATTTATATAAACAATCTTTAGAATCACAAAGAAAAAATGTAAAAGCAGAAGAAGATGCTAAGAGAAAATCAGCATTAGAAAAGGCTAAAAAAGTTAGACCTAGAAGTGCTGGAACTCCTCCTAGTGGCTCTGTTAAAACTAGCGATTTAGATTCTTTGCTTATGGAATCAATTAGTGGTGCAGGTATAACTAAATGAGTTGTGGGTATAACAATAACTTAATGAGGTAAAAAAATGGCAAGTCCAAATAGTACGTTTACTGAAATAGTTACAACTACTCTTGCAGGATATTCAAAAACTCTTGCAGATAACGTAACTAACAGTAATGCCTTACTTCGTCATATTGATGAAAAAGGCAACAAACAAATCGCCACAGGTAGAACAATTGTGCAGGAATTAGAATACGCAAGTAACTCAACTGCAAAATGGTATAGTGGCTACGAGGTATTAGATACATCTACATCTAATGTATTCACAGCAGCTGAGTTTAATTATAAACAATTAGCTGGTAATGTGGTTATATCAGGTTTAGAACAGGTCGAAAACTCTGGTAAAGAAGCAATCTTTAACTTACTTAAATCAAGAGTAAGAAACTTAGAAAAAACTCTAAAAAATACTATGGCTACTGGCTTATATGCTGATGGCACAGGTACTGATGGAAAAGAACTAGGTGGACTACAGTTGATTGTAGCTGGTACAAACACTAATACAGTTGGTGGTATTAACGCAGGTACTTATACATTCTGGAAAAACCAAGTGTATGATTTTTCAGCAGCAGGTGCAACACCTGGTGCAACTACTATCCAAACAGCTATGAACACACTATGGTTAAGTACAACTAGAGGTGCAGATCACCCTGATGTTATCGTAGCAGACACTAATTACTTTCAATTCTATTGGAGTTCTTTACAGACTAACCAAAGATTTACAAGTGATGATAGTGCTAGTGCTGGATTTATGAACTTAATGTTTATGGATGCACCAGTATACTATGACGACCAATGTCCGAGTGATAAAATGTATATGTTAAACTCAGACTATTTATTCCTTCGTCCAGCTCAAGGTAGAGAATTCTCTCCTTTAGGTGAGAAGGCTTCTGTTAACCAAGATGCTATGGTATTGCCAGTCGTTTGGGCAGGTAATATGACTTGTTCAAATAGAGCAAGACAAGGCATCATACAAGCATAATAAAGGAGAAAAAATTATGGCTTATATTACTGGAATGGACAAAACTGAAGTTAGTGATTCTGCTACTTTCCTAGTCGGTCAAAAAGGCATGGATGCAGCTGGAAACACCTTTAAGTATGTTCAATACGATACTGGTGCTGGAAGTGTAGCAGCAGTAAGTGGACAAGTTGCTTATTACTATGCACCATCAGGTGCTTCAGCAGGTGCTGTAAATGTAGTAACAAGTGATTTATCTGATTCAGCAAATTTAGGTGCTGGTGTTTTACAATCTGCTCCAACAGACGGACAATATTGTTGGATACAGATAGGTGGAACAGCAACTCTATCTGTTGCATTAACAGCAGGTGCAGATGGTCAAGCATTAACACCTGTGGGTTCTTCTGATGGCAAATTAGATTTAAGTGATGCTGTTACAGACCCAATATGTGCATTTGCTATAGATGCTTCAGCTAAAATAATTGCTTGTCAATTTGCAGGTTAAAGCATTATAATCGTGGGGGTGAGATTCCCCCACACAAACAGGAGGTAACATGGGTAATTTAAGAGTAAACATATTTAAGAGTGAAGATGGTAAACAAGATTTAGTAGAGTTTAAACTAATCGGAGACCCTAATACTGTTATATATAAAATGAGTGAAAAAGAAGCACAGGTAAAACAAGAATTTCCTGCTGAATACAACGCATATTATAAAACTAAAAAACCAATACCAAAAGCAACTCCTATAAGTAAATTAAAAACAATTAATAAAAGTAAAATAAAATTCTTTGATTTAGAAGGCATTAGTTCTATAGAACAACTAGCAGACTTATCTGATGGTGCTTGTCATGGACTAGGTAAAGATGTATTAGATTGCAGAAAACAAGCTAGAAATTATTTAGCAAAAGAACATGATATTAAACCACAATTAATAGTAGGTAAAGAATGAGTTTATTAACCATATGCCAAGATGCAGCTAATGAGATAGGAGTACCCTCTCCTTCTACTGTAGTAGGTAGTACTGATACTACTAACATACAATTATTAGCAGCTGCCAATAGAGAAGGTAAAAACCTTGTTGCAGGATATGACTGGCAAACATTAATTAAAGAAGAAGCACATACAACACTTGCAGCAGAATCGCAAGGAGATATGAGTACCATAGCTACTGATTTTTTAAGATTTAGTAACGATACTATGTGGAACAGAACCACAGATAGAAAGTATTACGGACCACTTAACAACGCACAATGGCAAAGACTAAAAGCAAGTGTTAGTAGTGGTATAACAAATTACTTTAGAATAAGAGGTAATGCGTTATTATTTCACCCAGCTCCCCCAGCAGGAGAATCTGTGTTTTTTGAATACATAGGTAAAAACTGGGCGATAACATCTGGCTCAACAGCTAACGCAACTAGCTTTGCAGCAGATGCAAATACAACAGTATTAGACGAAGATTTAATTACACTTGGTGTAATATGGAGATTTTTAAAACAAAAGGGTTTGCCTTATGATAACCAGTTTCAAGAATACAGATTGAAATTATCAGAAAAGCAATCCAAAGATGGTGCGAAGCAAATCATTCGTATGGCAGGACCAAACAGATTATATCTACCTGTTAACGAACCAGAAGGAAACTTCTCACTTTAATTATAAAGGTGAGTTATGACTGAAGAAGAAAAAGAAAGATTAGCTAACGAGCTTAGAAGAGATGCATTGAAAGAAGATATGTTAGATCAGGCTTTTGGTGATAGACCTGAGTTTGGTTCTTTTCAAGATGCTACTAGAAGTTTAATTGATAGTGATTATAACCCAGAAGGAACTGTATTAAGTAGAGCTATGGGTATAACAAAACAACCTGCACAACTTAATATAGACCCTAATAATGTTGGTGGTGGTTTTGGATATGGACAAAGGGATATGAGTATGAGTACAGTTCCTGAAGTAGGAACAAATCCATTTAGAGATGAATTAAATGAAAGGGGTATGTCTCAAGATAGTATGCCTTTACCAAGTGGTGTAGATATGATTTCAGACCCTATTAGAAGTAAAGACATATTAGTAAATAGGTTAAAAGAATTACCATTAAATGTATTAGCAAAAATGTTAGGTATTAGGTAGTGCCTGTTAAAAAAGTAAAAGGTGGTTATAGGTTTGGAACAAAAGGAAAAGTATATAAAACTAAAACAAAGGCTAATAAACAAGCAAAAGCAATATATGCTTCTGGATATAAAAAGAAAACAACATGATTATAGATGAAGAAGAACAAAAACAAATGATAGCTAATACATTAAGAAATAGCCAACCTATAAATAATCAAGCTAGGTCTTTGAAATATGGTGTAGGAAATCAAAACTTACCTAAACCTAAAAATAAATTTTTTACTAATGCTTTAAGATTTGGTACACAATTAGGAAGTGATTTTTTATTAGGAAGCTCCACAGCAGAAGCATTAGGTTATAGACCTGATGTAATAAAAGGTCAAGGATATACACCATCTTATAGAGACCAATTTAATACTACAGTAGATTTATTAAGACAAGGTAAAACTACTGAAGGTTTAGTAAAAGGAGCAGAAACATTATTAACAGGAACTGGAACAGTAGGTGAAGGATTAATGTTAGGTAGTGCAGTAGCAGGGCCATTAGCTCCATTATTATTAGGTGCTGGATTTGTAGTTAAAGGTTTATCAAAAGGTGGCAAACTAATCTTACAAAGTAAAACAGGAAAACAAATATTAGCTAACTTTACTGGAGATAAAACACAAGGTTTTAACGTTACCGATATAGAATTACCTAAAAATGATACATCTCCAGAAATACAAACATTAGAAGATAATATAGATATTCCTACTACTAAAACAGAAGTAAATAATTTTGAACCAATAAATAATACAAATAATATTTTTGTTCCAGAACCAGAATTAATATCTGCTAGATTACCTACCGCTGTAAATAGTAATGAAGATGGCATTAATAATATATTAAATGTAGGTTTAGCAGAAAGTAAAATATTAAAACCTCAATTTGATGCCAATGTAAAAATAATTAGTGAGTATCCAAATTTAAAATTAAATGAAATAACCAATAAAACAACAGATGAAATAGCAGATACTTATGTTAACCATCTTAAAAATAATTTATTATATTTGCATGATAAAGTTCCAGAAAACACTAGAAAAAGATCAAAAAAATGGTATGACGGAGCTAATAAAGTAGCTAATACATGGTCTAAAGAATTTAATATACCAACATCATCTGTAGCAGGAACTATAGCAGCTTTATCACCACAAAAAGATTGGTACATGAATGCTAGTTTAGCTTACAGAGTTTTAGATATTAATAAAAATAAACAAGATTTTATTTTTGATAAAAAAATGATGAGTAAAGCTAAAGAGCTTTATGGTAAACCAGTATTTAAAGAAATGTTAAAAAACATAGATGGTAAAAAACTATCAGAATTAGATTCTTTAGATGCAAAAGCTATATGGACTAGAGTATATGATGAAACATATAATGATAAAAGTTTTAAAGTGTTAACACCAGAAGGAAAATTTGGAAAATTTGTAAAAACAGATAAAGGAGAAAATGCTAAGATTGGTTGGGGTAGTAATCATATGATAAAATCTGCTTTATTATCAATGGATAGTGGAGGAGATGCAAAAAAAATTACTAATCATTTAGGAGACAGACATAAAGTTAGAAGTTTTTATAACAACATTATTTCTCCTAATTCTAAAAATGGAGATGTAACTATAGATACACACGCAGTAGCAGCTGCAACACTACAACCAGTTAGTGGTAATAGCACAACAGTTTATCACAACTTTGGAACATCACCAGAAATAAGAAAAAGACAAAAAGACTGGCAAGGAGCAGCTAAAAATTCTTCTATAAGTGGTAATAAAGGTACATACGGAATTTATGCAGAAGCATACAGAAAGGCAGCTAAAGAAAGAAATATACTGCCTAGAGAAATGCAATCTATTACATGGGAAGCTATAAGAGGTTTATTTACTTCTGGATACAAACAAAACGAGCAGAATGTAGAAAATATAAGTAAATTATGGTATGATTACAGAAATGATAAATTAACATTACAAGAGGTGTTAGATGAAATTGAAAAAAGAGCAGGGGGAATCAACCCTCCAAGCTGGGAATAATGAAACTATTATGTTTATGAAAAAAAATAAAATTCCAGTAACAAGACAAAATTATTTAGATTTAGTATATGGTGGTAATCCTCCAGAAGAATTAGGAGCAGAAGAATTATTAGATATACCAGATTTTAACAAAACTTTAGATGAATCAATAAACGAAGCAATAAATAATAATGGCAATATTTAATCCTACAGGAGAAAGTACATCTCAATCTGCACCTATTGGTGGATTAAACACAAGAGATGCTGTGGACTTGATGCCACAAACTGATGCTATACGATTAGATAATTTCTTTCCTGGTTCTACAGATGTAAGTTTAAGAAAAGGTTATACAAACCATGTAACTGGTTTGCCTAGCACAATACAAAGTTTATTAACATATCAATCTCCTAGTGCTAATAAACTTTTTGCTGCTAGTAGTGGAGAAATTTATGACGTTACATCTGCTGGTGCTATAGGAGCATCATGGGACACTGCATCATGGGACACATCTAGTTGGGCAAGTGTTTCTAATTCTCCAGTTTTAACTGGACTTAGTAATGCTAAATGGGAATCTGTAAACTTTACAACATCAGGAGGTTCATTTTTATTTATAGTAAATGGTGCTGATGCTCCAAGACATTATAATGGTAGTGCATGGGCAACTCCTACTTTAAGTGGAGTAACAGGCTCTACATTAAACAATGTAACAGTATTTAAAGAACGATTATTTTTTATAATAAATGATAGTTTAAGTTTTGGTTATTTACCTATAAATGCAGTAGCAGGAACAGTATCTACATTTCCATTAGGAAGTGTATTTAACTTTGGTGGTAAATTAGTAGCAGCTGGTAGCTTAACAAGAGATGGTGGTTCTGGTTCGGATGACTACATAGCATTTATAACATCAGAAGGTGAAGTAGCTGTGTATCAAGGAACAGACCCAAGTGATGCTAATAAATGGGCATTAGTTGGTGTATTTAAAATAGCAAGGCCTATTGGTAAAAGATGTGTTGTTAATGTAGGGCCAGAGTTAATTGTTATTACAGAATCTGGTTTTGTGCCATTAACACAAATGTATGCAGAAAATGAAGCTAATTATTCTAAAGCAATATCAGACAAAATAAGTGGCAGTATTATAACAGCAGTAACTAATTTTAAATCTACTTTTGGTTGGGAAGCATTAATTTATCCTAAAGGACAGTTTGGTTTATTTAATATACCTAACGGAGTATCAGGTGAATTTGTGCAATTTGTAGTAAACTTATCCACAGGTGCATGGGGTAGATTTACAGGACAAGATGCGTACTGTTGGGGTTTATTAAATGGTGATTTATATTTTGGTGGTAATACTAAAGTATATAAAGCAGATAGTGGATTTAGTGATGCAGGAGTACAAATACAAGGAAGTGCAAAAACAGCATTTGTTTATTATGGTGGAAGGGGTACATCAAAAAGATTTACAGCTATACGACCTATTGTATCATCAGATGCACAATTACCAGTTAGTATAGGATTTGATGTAGACTTTAATGATGGTACTTCTACTTATACACCATCTAGTGCAACTACTACAGGTTCTGAATGGGATAATACTGCATGGGATGTAGGATTATGGGCAGGAACTATATCTTCTCAATTAGTATGGAGAAGTGTTGCAGATATAGGATGGAACGCAGCAATAAGAATTAAAACTAGTACACAAGCACAAAGTATTAAATGGCATAGTGTAGATATTTATTATGAAAAAGGAGTAGGTTTATGATGCTTACAGACAAAGTATGGAAACTATTAGAACCAGCGACAAGTATTGGAGAAAATCTAACAAAAGAAAATATAGAAAAAGGTATTGATGATGGAACATACCAAATATTTATGGATGAACAAAGTGTAGTTATTACAGCAGATTACAAAGATGCATTACGTATAGGTTTAGCAGGAGGAGAATTAAATAGTTTGAAAAAATTAGAAAAAAAGATTATAACTTATGCAAAAGAAAAAAAATATAAATATGTTGACATTTTAGGAAGAATGGGTTGGGAAAAAGCATTAAAAGGTTATAAAAAACAAGCAGTCTTATTAAGGAAGGAAGTATAATGGCATTTGTAGGAAATTTATTTAAATCTCCATCACCACCACCAGCACCAGATTATGCAGGTGCAGCTGAAGCTCAAGGAGCAGCTAATGTAGAAACAGCTAGGGTAGAAGGTAGAATGAATAGACCTGATGTATTTTCTCCTTATGACCAAACATTAATAACAGATTTAGGTAACGATAGATTTGCACAAACATATAGTTTAGCTCCTGAGTATGAAGATCAAAGACAAAAACAAGTAGGTATTACTGATAAATATTTAGATACAGCTAGTAATTATTTATCAGGTTTGCCACAAGAAACATTTTCATTATCTGGATTATCAGCACAACCAGGTCTTATAGACAGAAGTGGTTTAACTGCGTTACCTACAATGGAAGATATAAATAGTTATGCAACTAGAGTAGAAGGCGATTATTATAATAGAGCATTAGAAAGAATACAACCTTCACAACAACAAGAAGTTATAGATTTACAAACACGATTAATTAACGCAGGTATACCAGAAGGCTCAGTAGCACATAACAATGCACTTGCAGAGCTTAGAATGAGCCATCAAGACACATTAAGAGGTTTAGCTAGTGAATCTATTAGAGAAGGACAAGCACTTGCTGATGCTCAATTACAAAGAGCTACAGGTATGAGAAGTTATCAATTAGGCGAAGGACAAGGATTAGTAGGAGAACAAGAAAGAATTAGAGATAGACAATTAAGTGATTATTTACTAAGTAGAAGTCAACCACTTAGTGAAATTGCTACTTTATCAGGACAAGCAGCTCCTCCTCCTAGTGTAGCTACAACAGGATTAAATGTACCTGCAACAAGTATAGCTCCACCGCCAATCTTTGCAGCTACACAACAACAAGGTGCTTATGATACAAATATATATGGAAATCAAATAGCAGGATATGGAGCTAAAATGAAAGCAGTTGGAGATATAGCTGCTGCTGGAATATCAAAATCAGACAGAAGATTAAAGAAAAATATTAAATACAAATCTAAATCTAAATCTGGATTAAATGTATATGAGTTTGAGTATAATTGGTCACCACAAAAATACACTGGTGTAATGGCACAAGAAGTTAAAAAAGTAAAACCATCAGCAGTATCTGAAAATATCTTTGGACACATGATGGTAGATTATAACCAGTTAGATATAAACATGGAAAGAGTGTAATATGGCAGTAACAAGTAACCCATTTGCTAACAGACAAAGAAATCCATTAGTAGAAGAGTTGTTAAGACAAGCAGCAAGAGATTCACAGGCAGCAATGAGTACCACCGCAGGTCAGTATGCAGCAGAAGCTTATGGTGGTAATTTTCCTATTGGAACTTTAACATCACAAATATTAAAAGGTGTAACAGCAAGATCAAATATAAAAGAAGCAAAAAATTTACAAGCTCAAGAAAATCAAATTGTAGATTTATTAAAACAAAATGCACTAAATGAACAATTACCAGACAATAAATATTTTGATGAAACAGGGCAAGTAAGGCAAATGACTGGTGGCCCAGCAGAAGGTAGTATAGTTAATAATCAAATACAAGTTACACCACAATCAGTACCTTCTAGTGTAGAAGTGGGTAAAGATTCTAGTTTTTTAGATAGGTTTGTAAATGGTGCTATAAATGCTTATAAAATAGAAAATAAAAACCAAGCTATGGCAGATGTTGGGATATCTTCAGATGATTTAGATTTATATAAAAGACAAAAACAGGGAACACTTACACCTGTTACTTTATATAGAGGAGAGGAAGCAGTACCAGTATTAATGAAAACAGATGATAGAGGTAGTTTTGTTAATTATACAGATTTAAAAGGAAATGAATTAACTGATTCGACAGGATTAAGTACTAGTAAATCAGTAGAATCAAGAAGGGACAAGTTTATGAAAGCTTATGTATCAGATTTTACTATTAAATCAAATATAGCAGGTAGAGACTATGATATAGAAGAGGTAGTCAGAACAGCAAATCGTTTAGCAGATGAACTGAATATACCTAAAGATAATATAAATACTACACAAAATGATATAAGTATCATAGAGGATGATTTAGGTTTTGGTGATATTATGGATTCTTTAAATGGTGAATCTAAAACAGATAAACAAAAAGATACTGATGATACTTTAGTAAAACCAAGATTAAGTAAGAAAGAACAAGCAGATATAGAGAAAAAGACAGAAGAAACAAAAGAAAAAAAGAGAAAAAATATACAAATTATATCTACGGATGTAGGTAGTCTTGATTTAACTAGAAGTAAAATAGCAACACTAAAAGATGCTTTACCAAAAATAGAACAATTATATAAACAATTAGAAGATTTAAATATAACAGGTAGAGGTATTTCTGCTAGTGCTTTTATTAACACAAGTGGCCCAGCTGCACAATTAATAGGATTAATAAATACTTTAAAAGGTTCAGTATTTGTGTCCGCAACAGGTAAATTAAAAGAAGCTGGTGGAGGTTCTACAGGAATGGGTTCATTAACAGAAGTAGAAGGAGAAAAAATTCAAGGTTCAGAAGGACAAGTAAAAGTAGATTTAAAAAATCAAACTATAAATACATTAAAAAAAGTATTAAAAGAATTACAAGAAGCAGAAGCTCGTAAATTAAAATATTTACAAAACGCATATGAAGATGAGTATAAACAATATATGGTTCAATAATGGCATTATCTAGTCAAGAAATAAGAAATAGACTAACTGCAATAGAAAAAAATTTAGCAAGTAAATCTATTAGAAACCAACAAGAAGAAGAAATATTAAAAGCTATACAGTCTCAAGATTTTTTTTCTAGTGGTAAAACAGGTCAAATATTACAAGGTTTACAAGAATATGGTATACCAAGTGAAGAAATTACTGCACTATTTGGTAGATCAGATAGATCAAAAATATTATCTGATGCATTAAGATCGCAAAATAAATTACCAGAAGAAGGTAGGGAAGGTTTTTCACCTCCTAGTCAATATGATATAAATTTAGCTTTACAAAGAAAAAACTTAGAAGATTATCAAAAAAGAAATCCTGTAGGTGCTTTTGGTTTACAAGCTATGGGAACTTTAGCACCTGCAATTATTACAGCAGGAAGAGGTTCAGGAACAGCTATTAAAAAAGCAACAGATGTTTTATTTAATCCAAAAACTTACAAAGGTGCAGTTGGAACAGGAGCAGGATTAACAGCTTTAGGAACTTTTATGAGAGGGGAAGATAGTTTTCGTAATAGATTATCTAAAATACCAACCAATGTAGCAGTATCATTGCCTTTTTCTTTTGGAGGTAAATTAGTAAGTGATAAAGCTGGTGAATTACTTAGTAAAATAATAAAACCTAATCCTAATGTTTTAGGTATAAAACAAGCTAGAGATTTAGTAAACGAAGCCTTAGAATTAGATGAGATTACAGCAGCAAAAGCCATAGAAATAGTTATGAAAAAAAATAATTCTGAATTTACTATGGCAGATATAGGAGAAAACACAGAAGCATTATTAGGGGCTTTAAATGCTATTCCTGGTGTAGGTAAAAAAGACGCAGCTAATTTTTTAAGAGCTAGAAACGAAGGTAAAATTAATAGGTTATATCATATATTTGATAATGTTAAAAATGGCCCTTGGATAGATGAATTTAAAGCATTGCAAACAGCAATGAAAAGCAAAGGAAATAAATTATATGGAGAAGCCTATAATCCAAAAAATAAAAATAGTATTTTAAATATAAATACAGGAGTGGATATAAATGGAAAAATTACTTCTATAGCAGAATATATGGGTAGAGATGATTTTGTATCTGCATTTAAAAATGCTCAAAAATTAAATAGAGTAAGACCTATAAGTGGTCTCAAAAAATATAATAATTATACTTTAGATGTTATTAATGGTGTAGCAACCTTAAAAAATGAAAAAGGAAAAGTTGTTAATGAGATACCTACACAATTTTTTCAATTAATAAAAAGAGGATATGACGATTTAATACAATCAGCAAAAAAAGATATGACAGGTACAACAGGCAAAGAATTATTAGGCGGTATAGTAGCTAACAAAAATGAATTATTACAAGTAGTAGATACATTAAATCCTTTATATAAAAAAGCTAGAGATCAATGGGCAGGAGATGCTTCTATTTTAAATGCTATGGATTTAGGTAAGGCTATAAAATCTAATAAATATGAATATTCAGAATTAGAACAAATGGTTAGGACTATGAGTAAATCAGAAAAAGATGCTTTTCGTATTGGTGCTTTAAATTCTTTTATACAACAAATAGAATCAAAAGGAGTTAATAGCAACATAGCACAACAAATAGCTAGAAGCACTAGAGATAGAAAGTTATTAAGATTAGCATGGGGTGGAACAGATGAATCTTTTAATAAATTTTGGGGTAAATTAACTGATGAAATGACTACAGCACAAACAGCTCAATCTGTATTAGGTAATTCTAAAACAGCAGTAAGGCAAACATTTATTAATAAAATACAATCTGGTGATCAACCATATAAACCATCTAGAGAAATAACATCTTTATTAATGGATGCTATATCTATCTCAACTAAAGATGCAGATAAAACTAGACAAAAAGCATTATCTAAAGAAATGGCAAGAATACTATTAGCTACAGGAAAAAGTAAAATAGAAATACAAACTATAAAAAAACAATTACAACAAAAAGCAACTTTAGAAGAATTAATTATAATGTACCCTGAGTTTATAAAAGCAATAGCAAAGTATCCGTTATCTCCAGCATTAGCTGCTTTAGTAGCACAAGACGAAAAAAACAAATTAGGAGAAATACCTAGAGGTGCAACGCAAGGAGTAAAGGAAGTATTAGAACCAATATTTTTTTAAAATAATTTGATTAATAAACTAAAATAAGGTAAAACAAATAAAAGGAGAATAAAAATGGGTTGGTCAGGAGGAACATACACAAGGTCAGATGGAGTATTTACAGGTACATCTATTTGGCAAAATAACAGAGATGCAGGAACAAAGATTGTTGCAGACAGGCACGATACACACGACCAAGATATGGCAACAGGATTAAACCAAGCTATAAACAAAGATGGAAGTAATGCTTTTACAGGTGCAGCTAACTTAGGTAGTCAAAAGATTACAGGATTAGCTGATGGTACAGCACATACAGATGGAGTAAATGCTGGGCAAATACAAGATGGTGGATTAATATTCCAAGCTACAGATAGTGGTAGTGCTAATACTTATGCAATAGCTTTAACACCAGCAGTAACTGGTTATGTAGCAGGACAAGTATTTCATTTTAAAGCAGCCAACGCATCTACAGGAGCATCTACATTAAATGTAAATGCACTTGGTGCAAAAAACATTAAAAAGAAAAATGATCAAGATATAGCTTCTGGAGATATAGAAGCTAATGCAATTGTATCTGTAATATATGATGGTACATCATTTCAAATGACAAGCCAATTAGGTACAGCAGGTGGTTCTATGAGTTCATTTACTCTTACTGGTGATAGTGGTAGCAACCAAACAATATCAGACAGCAATACATTAGATATAGCAGGTGGCACAGGTATAGACACTGTAGTTGGTTCAACTGATACAGTAACAGTAAGTGTAGATAGCACTATTAAAAAAGTAGGAAAAGAAACTATATGGGTTCCAGCAGTTGCTATGTACCCTAATACTACAAATGGGTGTGCTGCTTTAGCACAAACAGAACTAAGTAATGGCCCTGAAATTAAAACATTAGATTTTGATAAAGATTCAGATGAATTTGCACAATTTGCAGTAGCTTTTCCTAAATCATGGAATGAAGGCACAGTAACCTTTCAAGCATTTTTTACAGCAGCTTCTACTAATACAGGAACAACAGCTTTTGTATTAAATGCAGTAGCTTTAGCTGATAATGGTGATTTAAATACAGCATTTGGTACAGCAGTAGGGCCTACAGCAAAAGCCATGAGTGGAACATCAAATGATTTAGCAGTTACAGCAGAAAGTGGTGCAGTAACAATAGCTGGTAGTCCTAGTGTAGATGAGTATGTTTTTTTTCAAATAATGAGAGATGTTTCTGCTGATAGTTTAACAGCAGATGCAAAATTATTAGGAATTAAATTATTCTTTACAACTGATGCAGCAAATGACGCATAAGGTTTAATATGACAAGTTTTGGATATAATGTATTAGGTTTCGGCTCTGGTGGGGTAGTTGCAGGAGCAGCATATAATATTGACACTCTAGTTATTGCTGGTGGAGGTGGAGGAAGTAATTCTTCTGGTGGTAATGGTTGGGGTTCTGGTGGTGGAGGAGCTGGAGGTTTACTTGCAGCAACTTCTTTAGAAGTAAATACAGGAACAGCTTATACTGTTACTGTAGGTGCTGGAGCTGCAAATGCTACAACTAGTGTAAATGGTTCTAACTCAGTTTTTTCAGGTGGTACAGTAGCAACTCAAACTGCAATAGGTGGTGGTGGTTCTGGTGGTAAACAATCAGGTCATCAGTCTGGTAAAGATGGAGGTTCAGGAGGTGGAGGAAACCGAAATGCCTCTAACACTGGTGGTGCTGGAACTTCTGGACAAGGAAATGATGGTGGTTCTCCTCAAAGAAGTTCTTATCAAGATAATGACAGAGGTTCAGGAGGTGGTGGTGCTGGAAGTGTTGGTCAAGATGCTAAAGATGGGGGTCAAGGTGGTACAGGTAGTAATGCTTATTCAGCTTGGGCGACTGCAACATCTTCAGGAGATAATGGATATTATGCTTCAGGAGGTGGTGGAGGTAGAGGAGATGCTGTAGCTGGTGCTACTGCTTCTGACGGAGGTGGTGGTAATGGTGCTGGTACTAGTGGCACTTCAGGTAATACAGGTGCAGATGGTTCAGCAAATACTGGAGGTGGCTCTGGAGGTGGTGGTTCATCACCAGGAGCATCAGGAAATGGTGGGTCTGGTGGCTCTGGTATAGTTATTATTAGATACCAAAGTGGTACACAATTAGGAACAGGAGGCTCAGTAACTTCAAGTGGAGGTTACTATTATCATAAATTTACATCATCAGGGACATTTACAGCATAATGGCACATTTCGCAAAATTAGATGAAAACAATTTAGTATTAGAAGTAATAGTAGTAGCAGATAGTGATGCACCTACTGAAGCAAAAGGACAAACTTTTTTACAAAATTTATATAAAAATACAATAACTTATAAACAAACATCTTATAATACTATTGCTGGTGAACACAAACTAGGTGGTACAGCTTTTAGAAAAAACTATGCTGGTGTTGGTTATACATATGATGCTAGTAAAGATGCTTTCATACCTCCAAAACCTTTTAATAGTTGGACATTAAATGAAGATACTTGTCAATGGGAAGCACCAGTTGCATATCCAGATGATGGAAAAAGTTATGTATGGAAAGAAGATACCCAAACATGGATATTATTTTATGGAAAAGTATTATTTGATGCAAAAAGTACATGAAAAATAAAATAAAAAAAATTTATCAAAAGATTAAAAAAAGATTGTTTGGTAAACTATGTGAATGTAAGCCTAAAAAAAAGGGTAGACCTAGAAAGGATAAGTAATGGCTACAAACTCAGAAGCAAGACAAGCATCTATAAGAGCAGTAACCTCTACAACAGCATTACATAACGAAGATTGGTTAGCTTTATTTGCAGCAAGGTCTATTCCAGCAGGTACATTTAACGAAAGAATGTTAGCTTATATTAATGGTGAGTTAAGTACATCTTACACTGATATAAACCTAGCCTTACAAGCATTTGCTACAGACCAAGATGATTTTAACTTTTCTAGTATGGGGACATTTACACCATGAGCCAACAATCACTAAAACAACAGAGTTGCAGAGATGCTTCAGATACAGAAGGTACATATAATGAAGATTGGATTAAAACCTTTGAAGAAGCAGGTATAACTACAGGTACATTTTCTGAAAGAATGTTACAGTATACAAAAGAACAAGGCTCTGCTTGGGATAATGCACAATGGGATGTATCAAGTTGGAATACAGGCCCATTTATTAATGTTAATCAATCAATGGCACAATTAGGTAAACAAAATGGTACAACAGTTCCCGGTTCTTTATGGAGTAGTCTAGGTACATTTAGTGCCGATTAGGAGGTATTATGGCTTTACAATTTATTACACCTATAGCTAATTTAGCAGGAACATGGTTAAAAGGTAGACAAAAAAAAGCAGAGACTAAACAAAAATTAGAAGTAGCTAAAATAGAAGCACAAGTAAAAAGAATACAAAGTGATGCTAATTGGGAAGAAAAAGCAATGGATGCTTCAGCGGATAGTTGGAAAGATGAGTTATGGACTATTTGCTTTATTTCTATAATTGTTGCTTGTTTCATTCCTGCTTGTCAACCATACTTATCTGATGGTTTTAAATTTTTAAGAGAGGATTGTCCAGATTGGTTGTCATGGGGTATACTTGCAAGTATTGGTGCTAGTTTTGGTTTAAAATCAATAGGACAATTTAAAAAATGAGAGTAGATAAAGGTAAATTAATAGATATGTTAATTCTACATGAAGGATTAGAGTTAAAACCATATCAATGCACAGCAGATAAAACAACAATCGGAGTGGGTAGAAACTTATCTGATGTAGGTATTACAGATGAAGAAGCAAAATTTTTATTATTAAATGATTTGCAAAGAATACAAAAAGAAATAGAACATTGGACATTTATGGAATCATTAGCAGAGCCTAGACAAGCTGTGTTATTAGACATGGTATTTAATATGGGTATTAGTAGGTTTAATGCTAATACATGGGTTAAGACCTTTGCAGCAATACAAGATAAAGATTTTGAGAAAGCTGCAAATGAAATGTTGGAGAGCAAATGGGCTAAACAAGTAGGTCAAAGGGCTATACGATTATCACAAATGATGCGTAAAGGGGTATGGTATGTCGATTGACCCTATGATGATGTGGAACATAATTATAACTGTGGTTTTAGGACCATTTGCATGGGCATTTTCTAAAATGTTTAATGAAGTAAAAAGATTACAAATACTTCTAAACAAAACTAGAGAAGATTTAGGAAAAGAATATGCCACAAAATCCGAGCTTCACAATGAAACAAGAGAGATTAAAGAGCTAGTATTAAGACTAGAAGTTAAACTCGACAGGTTCATTGAGAAGCATAATGGTTGAACCAGTAAGTGCTGTATTAACTGGCATAGCTTTAGTTAAAAAATCTGTAGACTTTATTAAGAGCAATATAAGCACAGCACAAGATATTGGTGATATTATTGGTCATGTAGACAAAGCACTTAATGGTCAACAAGAAGTTATAAAAGCCAGAGATAAAGCTAATGTAGACCACTTTGCAGTAGAAAATGTGGCAAAGGAAGTGATTGATGCTAAATTAGCACAAGAGCATCTCTATGAAATGAAACAATTAATCAACCTTCGCTTTGGTCATGGAACTTGGGAGTTTATCTTAGAAGAACGCAAGAAACGTATTGATGCAAAAAAAAAAGCAATAAAAATAGCAAAAGCTAAAGCCAGACAAAAACAAGAAGAAATGGTAGAAATGATTAGGAATATATTTTTAGTTGTAGGTGGTTTTATATTTATAGGGTTATGTGCTTTCTTAGGATATATATTGTTTATATCAAAAGGAGTGGCACATCCAGTAGAAGGAGACGATAAATCCTGCAAACTATATGAGCCTAAATATTATCTTATCTGTTTAAATGAGGGCAGAGGATATGCAGATACACAATTATACCTAGATTATCAATTACAAAAAGATAACTGGATAATAGAAAAAGATTGATTACTTAATTAACATATATATACTTGTCAAACGGACTAGAGATTTATTAATATAATTATGAAAGGGTAGTTATCCTTTGATTTTGATATAAAAATGGTAAACATATTGTGGTATTTGGAATTTATCATACTCTAGTTCGTACCATTTCCGCTAGTTTCCTACCTAATAAAATTATTTTACTAATAGTCTTGACTATATGTTAAAATAATATAAGCTCTATATAAATAACAAAAAAAGGAGCTTACAATGAATAAAAATATTAATAAAATAAAAGAAAGCCTAGAAAAATTCTTTACTGTTACTGACAAAGAGTTTATTAAAAGAAATGGTGAGTTTTTTGTAGAGAGAGCAAAAGCAGTTAGAAAAGTTGATGGTTGGAAAGCATCTGTAGAAGCTGCAGGTGGTAGAACAATACTTAGACTTATTGAGCATAGAGGTCTTGATGATGTTTTTGAGCAAGGTACGAAACAAGCTCAAAGAGTTATTAATACCAGAAATAAATCACTAGCTGCTAAGCTTGAAAAAATTGGAATTACTAAAGTGGTTGATTCAAAAGTAGGGTTTTGTACTGATGGATTTCATGGTTCTTTTAAAGTAGAAACAGACAAAGGAACTAAAAATATTGAAATTGATACCATTATTGCAGGTGGTCACAACATCCAATGTATTCACAATAGAACACTTTTTAAAGTAAAGGAGAGTGCATAATGA